CTCACCAGGGTTCAAATAAGGCTTGGCTCTGACGAAGCACCACCACCAGAAGTCCCCGCGTTAGTCCGATACCCACCAGCACCGCCACCACCACCGTTACCTTTGCCACCAGCGCCACCCCCGGCGATAACAAGATACTCACACGCAAAAGGCGGTGCGCCCAAAAAACTGGACATACGATTATATTTCGTAAAGTCCCTTATGGAACTGTTCGCCATACTTGTTACAGCCACAACAACCCCTAAACTGTTATCTCGGCACCGAACACGTTGATACTCAAACGGTCAGCAGTGCCAGCCTGAACCGAGAGAACATCCGTCGCAGCCATCGTGATACCGAGCGTGAGAGTGGTCGAATCGCTTGCAGCCACCGGCACATCGTACGCTATGTAATGCTTGTTCGAGATAGCGTCCCATCAACACGCACAGCAATCCGATAAGTGTCAGCGCTCGAAGTACGGTTCGCAATAATAATTGTGCTAATAACCGTTTCCTTGCCCGACCCACAGTGTAAATATCCGTCAAAGCCGTCGTCGTCAAATCGACCTGCGCCAAAGAACCATAATTTGTTGCCATCAGTTAGCCTCCCATAAGTAGAAAATTGTTTTCGAAACCTACGCTCGCCCCGCCCGCGGCAACCCATGCGCTCCCAGTATAAAACTGCAACGCATCCACATCCCTCAAAACAATGCTGCCCCTCAGAAGGTGAAGTGATAGCTGCATCACGGGCCGCCTCATTAGCAAACGTCGCAATAACCTGATCCTGCAAAAAGGTTTGCACATTCGTTGCAGTCAAAACTTCCGCAGCCTCAAACGTGCGATAGCCTGCACCAGCCATAAATGTTCTCCCTAAAAAGCTAGATGGTTTACGTTGAGTCTACCGAATAAGTTGTCATCCAATACAAGGAACGCCCAATCGAGCGCCGTCACCCCGATAGTCACATCATGGCGAGATATCTCCACATTGTTTTCCAACGCGATAACTTGCCCATACTGGAGGATAGGATCACCGATACCGTTCGGCGTAAACTTTATCAGTACGATGCTTCCCAGCTCCAACTCCAGCACCTGAGTTTCTCGCCCGCCGTCATATCGTCAAGGTTCATGGCAATCCCACCGAAACGGTATTCGGGGCGCGCATACTTTGAACCGTAAATCTGCAATGTTGTCTAGCTGCGCCTGACTGTTTACCAAAGTTTCCACGCTAGTGAAAGCGATCCCGTACTGTGTTTGTGAGAATCGGTTGGTCGCTGTCCCCACCCCGACCGCACTCGTCACCTCGACCGAGTTAAATAAAAGCTCAGTCCCAAAGTTTACGTTCACCCTTGTGTACTCGATCCCGGTACCGTCATCGGCGAACGTCGTGATAGACCCACTTTTAGGGGTTGCATCTAGCCGGTCGCGGAAAGTCATGTTCCCAGACTTAGAAACAAAAAGTTGCCCCTGCTCCGACCGTTCCACCAGTTGCAGATAGTCCAGAGCGTTACCGTCAAAGGTGTCAGCCCCTAACACTGATTCGCCTGCGTCAATGTCCCTACGGTCGTTAGGCCACCCAACTGTGTCCATGTCCAGAACGGCGCTCACACGGGCCCCTGTGGCCTGTGGTGTGGCAGTCCCAGCCTCCAGAGTCTGCCTAGCAATAAGTGTGAAGTCATCCGACGCCACAATCTCCGCAATCGACTCACCCCCAGGAACATAACTAAAGTTCCAGTCATCAACCGAGCCCGTAAAAACTCTTTCCCCATCCGTAGTGATACGCAACGGGCGGCGCGGCACAATGTTGCCCGCATACGGTGACGCCAAATAGTTTGGATCGAAGTCGCGCCCATGATTGTTTAGCCGTACCGTGGCCCGCCCCGTATCGAACACGTCGAGGTCGCGGTTCTTGCCCCGCTGAGTGCGCACCTGAATCACATCGGCACTAATGTCGGAAAAGAATATGCCACCCAAACGAAAATCGGTGTTGCCGAGTACCCCCGCTATAGGGTCGTCGAGAGTGAACCCACCCAGTAGGCCCAGCTCGACAACGGTAGACACTACTTGCCACCTGTCCGGGAATATGCGTTCAGATATTGTTGAATAACTCTGCCCGCTTCGGCTTCGCTGGTGCCTACCCCTGACATGATGCCCTGGTTCACCGTTACGTTGTTGTTTGTTATTGCCGAAGAAGAATTGCCACCACCAAAGCCAGAAACTCCGCCACCAGCACTGCCCCGAAAGTTACTCATCATGCCGGAAATGGAAGAATCAAAACCGGGCATCATCGGAGAAGTCCCCGAACCTGAACGAGGCTGGTTGCTCAACCCCGCTATCGCGCTCCGATTAAGGTACCCCTCATTAAAACTGCCAGGCCCACCAGTAAGGTTCCTCGGGGCAAAGTTATACTCGATTGGTTCTGTAAACCGTTCAGGAACTTCCACCCGCCCAAACGAAACTTCCGCAATCATCGGAATGTTTATACCGTCAAGCTTGTTCGCCTGCCTCACTAAAAAGTTGAGTGCCTTCACCGCCCCGTTAATCATGCTCTCGAACCCACCTATAATCTTGTTAATAATAACCGCATGGGCATGAGCGAACTCTGCCCACTGTTGCTTCAGATAGAAAACAAAGTCGCCCCACGCCTTTTTGCCCGTTTCGGTAAACCCAAAAAAGTAGACAAGACCGGCAACGAGCGCGAGAATAGCAACAACCACTAAAGCAATGATGCCCACGGTCAAACCGATAACAATCCCGAAAGTTGTTTGCAAAGCTACAGCTGTTTGCATAACTGGCTTCAGCAAGCCCATAATTCCAATAAACGAAATAATAACAACACCAAGCGCTATCAACAGGTCGCCGTTTTCGGCAAACGCACCCGTTACGTTATGCACAAAAGGAAGCAAAGCTTCCAAGGCTTCCATAAGCACAGGAAGCGTTGCCTCCACAAACAGCAGAATGACCGTCGTAATATCACCGAACGCCGGAATGATAGGAATAATCGCCTCAATCAGTGCAGGCATCTGCCCCAACACCTGCTCAAACACCGGCAACAAAGCCTCAAACATACCCACAAGCGCAGGAGTCAGCTGCGCAATAATCGGATCCATCGACCCCACAAACGCAGACAGCGACGGTGCCAGCCGTGAACCAATCTCGATACCGATATCGGCAAACTTAGACTTCATCAAATCTAGTTGCGCCGTGAAACTAGTTAGCTGGTTAGCAGCCACCTGCTCAGCGGTGCCCCCCGAAGAAATAAGCGACGCCTCATACTCACGGATAGCGGCAGAGTTGCCGAGCAACGCCAACGTACCGTTAAGAGTTTCCTCCGTATATCCCAACTGGGAAAGCTTTGCCCGCTGCTGCTCCGTAGAGAGCCCGTCGAACGCGACCTCCATGCCGCCGATAATCTTTGCAACACTGTTGAAGTTTCCTTCAGCATCGAAAACCTCGATACCCATTTCCTTGAACGCGGCAGAGTTACGCTCCACGCCCTGAGTCATACCGCGAATCGTCGCGTTGAAAGTTGTTCCAGCCTCCGAACCCTTGATGCCCTGATCGGCGAACACAGCCAGAACTGCGACGCCCTCCTCGGTCGCGATCCCCAAGTTCCGCATCGACGCGGCAGCCTTGTTCGTTAGCGCCTCCGAGAACTGCTGCACCGAAGCGTTAGCTAAAGTGTTCGCCTTGACCAGAATGTCTGACAGGTTCGCCATGTTTGCCAGTTCTCGCCAGCATCGTCAGACGACAACCCGAGAGCAGACTGCGCATCAGTCAGAAGGTCAGTCGCCGTCGCCATATCGAACATGCCGGCCTGTGCGAACTCGGCCACCTTCGGCAACGCCGCAATCGACTGTTCCGCATCCAAACCGGCAGACGCCAGGAAGAAGAACGCCTCCGCAGCCTGCGCTGCACTAAACGTAGTCGTCTTCGCAACCTCACGGGCAGCCGCAGACATGTCATTCCGCATCGCATCAGACACGTCACCCATGATGGCGGTGGACTTAACCATTGCCGCATCAAAATTGGCAAACGCCTTCACCGAAACAACGGCAAGCCCAGCGACAGCCAAACCCACACCGGCAACAATCTTCCCCGCAGCCTTACCAAAATCTGCTAACTGTTGCTGAGTTTTTTTGATTGCCTTCGGGTCAGAGGTAAAAGTTATCGGTATCCGAATTGGTTTCGCCATCAGCGCCCCCAAGACTTAGAATTTACCTCGTCAATAAAGTCTCTAAGTATCCCCAAAGAAGTACTGCGCAACTCGTCTTGATGCTTCAGGAACTCGTTAAAAGCAAACCGGCCACCAACACCAAGCACCAAAGGGTAACGCTTTTCAAGCGCCGAAATCATAGCCCGGCCCGCACCAGTAAAACCTTTGCTCCGAGAGCCGGCCCTTTCCGTAATAGCCAACGCCTTATCGAATCCCGGCCCCGACACCACAAGCATCACGATAGCCTTGTTGCCCTTGCCACCCGTAGCCGTCTTCACCTTGCCCACCGCGTTGCCCCAACGCGCCTCAATGCCACTCAACGGTGCCTGAGCAGGAACGCCGGAAGCCACATTGCTTGCCAAGCCACCCAACTTGTTACGCAAATCGCGTTGCATCTTTCGGCGCAAATTAGAATCCAAAACCTTAGCCCGAGCAATCGCAAACTTCAAATCGTCATAATTGACCCTGCCCGTACCAAGCATGAAAACCTCCACCACCATTCTACCGGGGAGCCTGTTGCGCCTTCGAACGAGCCTCCAAATAGCGCTGCATCGTCCACAGCATCCGCGGCTCCAACTGCATCAGTTCTCTAGGGCTAATCCCAGTCTCCACCGCCAGGGTGACAATCATCCAATGTGCAGACTGATCGCCCAGCCCCACTATTTTTTTGTGTCAGCCGCCTGCACCATCTCGACCAGCTCAAGCCAAGGCTCAAAATCTAGTTTCGTGTTCCCGGTGCGCTTCTCAATATGCCAACCTAAAAAGAAAAGATGGGTGAGGCGGATCTCTTTTTCAAGACGCGCCATGCTCAAATCGAACTTAGTTTCGAAAGCCACAAAGTCGGCCGCCATTCCGACGACCGTCTTCGTAGTTCCGTCAATATATTTTACTTCTAGTCTAAAATCCATAAAGCCAGTGTAGCGGATGTTAGGTAATAGAGCGAGTGACCGGCCCGGAAACAGGCCAGGAAACTGACAGTGTAGCCAAATCCCCAGTCGCACTAGCAAAGGGAGAATAGGTTGTGACGAGACAGTTCCCGGCATATGAGGGATTTCCAGCTCCGACGGTCTCGCTAGTAGGAACAATCAGGAAGGTGACGGTAGTCCCAAGCAAAGGGAACAAAACATCGTCGACCGAATCGGCTGCAAAATCCTGATGGAACTCTAGCTGCAAGGTTCCATCCTTCAACCCACCGATGCGGGTGACTGCACCAGTACCGAAGGGCGTAGTGGTCAAATCTTCAGAGGTCAGCTCCAACGTGCAAGAAGCAAGACTGTTAGTGAAGTCATCACCGGCGATAGTGATAACGTAATCCGTTGCGGCGAACTTAGCGATGATAGCTCCTTATTAGTCTGCGTACACGATGACTGAAAAGTCAGCGGCTAAATATATTAGTTCCCCCAGTATAACCGTACCGATGTTACTCATTTCAGTTACACGAACATCGAAAGCGTTACCGCCTAAAGTTTTGTCCGACTCGATCGCCAGCTTCACCGACTGTGCCCCGTTCGACGTGTAACCGTCCAGTTTGCGTTGCGCATTACGTTCCGACACGCGGGCCGCAATCAGCGACACAGTGAAACGGTATTCGGTGAGCCCCTGCCCAAACGCCAAATCGAAGTTCACTGTGTCTATCCCTATAACGGCCTGTGGAGGGTTAGGCATGTCGGGAATGTCTATACTCACCCTGAGCCCTGGAATTGTCCCCAGGTTGGCTGCAAGCCCTGTGCGGATCTCTTGTATCGTCACGCCATTCTCACTTTCACAAACGGTGACAGAAGTGCTTGCACGTCAGGGTCAAGCCTGGACACCCGCATCGCACCCATCTCGCCAAACCCAGCGACCCCTAAGGGCGAATCGTATCGTTTGAACTGGCGGAGTGAGAGAAGGATGCAAGCCTGTTTCACCGCGAACGGTACAGAAGGCCACCCGAACGTACCGACAACCTGCACCGTAGCTTCCTGACCTTCCGCCATCCCCCCATCCCATCGAGGCCAAGTGTAATCGCCCACCGCCCGAATCCGAGTCGCAGGGATAGTGAGCCCCCCAGAGATACCGTTCAACGGTTCCAACTGGTAATCGGTTGCCTGCCACGTCACATCGAACGCTGTCCCCTGCGAGGAACTCTTAATTGAGGTCAAAGCGTGAAGGTCGTCAATCTGCACAACATAATCATCCATCGGCACATAGATCCGGGTGCCCGCATTAGAAGTGAAAACTCTTTCCGTGTATCCTTCGATTTCGCGTGACGCAGACTCGATAGCGATAGAAAGCATTACGTCATCGACCGTATCGGTTGTCGGTAGCCTGAGCGCCGCTTTTACTTCAACGAGTGTGCAATAACCGTCTGTGATAGCCATAATGAAACCTCCGCCTTCATTCTACCCGCAACCTGTTAGCGAACTGTTTGCCCGCAAAGCAAGAAGCCCCCAACCTTGTAGGCCAGGGGCTCCCCGTAATGAAACGACCGACTAAGCGGCAGCTCCACCAGTGAACTTGCGAATGTGGGTTTCGTGAGACAGTTTCCCATCAACACGCATCGAGAAACGGTATGTGACCGTGTCTTTGTTGAACGCATAATCTGCGGATGAAGCTACGGCGAGCCCTCCAGCCATACGCACCTTGTAGGAAGGCAAGTGGCCAAACAGCACACTGATTGCATCAGCGGCAGGTGCGGCAATGTTCGGGTTCTCGATAACATCGAAGCCCGCGAACTGGTCAGGCTGACCAACGCCAACCTGGTACAGGTAGTTCCCTGCAGTGTCTTTCAGTTTCCTGATTGCACCGATAGCTGCACCGGAAGCCATGTAAGCCGTTCCAGGAAGCGACCTGATGAGCCCATCACCCGTGTAAGCGAGGTCGATAAGATCATCGGCAGTGAACGCACCAGCAGCAGCATCGGCACCAGTCACACCAGCACCGGCACCAACAACAACACCCTCAGGCTTCGAGCTACCGTCACCGATAGTAAGCGCAGAGTTTACAGCTGTTCCCAGACCGTTACCGGCTTGGTTAGCAAGGTGCGCTTCCAAGTTGAACCCAGCATCTTCGACCAGCTCTGAAGCGACCGCGATGAGAAGGCCAAACTTGTAGGCTCCCAAAGTGATGCTCGAGTAGGTGGGCTCTGATTCGGTCATAGCAGCACCGGCAGCAGTCTGCACTGCGGAGCTGTAAGCGGTTAGGGTTGGGAGAGTCAGGTCTTCACCGGAAGTGGTGTTGAACCGTTCCGACGTTTCCAGCATTGGGCCAACCAGACGGGCAACATCAAAGACCTGCCCGAAGAAAGATTTTGGCACAGTGTTAGCAGAAGGCACCAAGGTGGTGCGCTGCTCGAACTCATGACCGCGCATTTCGCCGCGCCCAATGGATCGGAGGATGTCGCTCGAAGTGATTTCCGAACGTGCCTCGACAGGGGTGAACCCGGCAGAAGCGGCAGACGCCTCAGCTTTGCGTTCTTCCTGACGTGTAGCGGTAGCGATCGCCTGGTCAGCTGCACGAATGTCAGCCTCGATAGCGTTCACTTTGGCGTGGGTCTCAGCGTCAAGTCCACCGCGGGCCTCGGCAGTGTCCAGGGCTTCCTGAATCTGCATGGTGAGGTTTGCGCGAACTTCTTGCTGGGCTCTAACGAACTCAGACATGTTTATCCTTAATATAGGTTTATGTGTGTGTTAGACGGCGATGACGCTCAGTCTCTTTGGTCGGCAGAGTTAACTCACGGTTCCGACTTTTCTAGTATATCCGCAGGTGTGTTGTGTGGTATCCGAGGGTTAGGATATGTGCTATCCTATTATTATCAGCAACCAACCAAAGGGGAAAATTATGACCACCATCACAAGCCCAAAGTTTACGCAAAACATTATGGCCAGCACATGGGAAGATTTACGCGACGAAGTAGTAGACCTGCTTGAGCTCCCGGTAGGCACAGACATTCGTATCGCACCTAACGCAATTACCCTCCACGCCAAAATGGGCGGAACATGGTCTGCCGTTATGAACGGTTCAATCAACGAAATAGAAAGACTGGGCGTTACTTCACGATTACAAGCTACAAAATGTCAATCACACTTTAGGCACAAGGCGAATCGGCCCCCGACCGGAAAGGTCAGGGGCCATTCTTATGTTGCTAGCGAATCTCCGATGAGTCTATAACCCGCTTCTCTTTCGCCGGTTGAGCGGGAGGATTATCCAGCTCGGCAATAGCGCGGGCCATACTTGGCGCTAGAACTCTAATCGACCCTACCGTAGGGTTCCCCGCCACCTTCAGGATTGCTTCTTCAATCTGCTCAATCGTTGCCATATTAGACTCCCATCAAAAGTAGGGCAAGCTTCTTACGTTTCAATTCCAGCATGTCGTACTCGTTAGTTGCGACTTCATCCTCGGGCGAGAGTTTAGCAATCACCTGTGCAAGCAGTTCCCGGTCATCAGCAGTAATATCCTCGCCCTGCTCAATCTTCAACATTGCATCGGCAAGCAGGTCAGCATCGACCTCAGCCCGCAACGCAACCTTATCCAGCCCGCGCACCATCGTAGTCCCAGCGGTCGCCGAATATGCAGGGAAAGCTACTATTGAAACCTCGTGAAGTCTTACCTCGCGCAGAGTACGCTCCGTCCCCTCACTGTTCCAGTCATCCCCACCACGAGGCACAGAAAACCAAAGCTCATCGAATCAACATCGCCCCTGCGCAAAAGCTCGGCAGCGTCACGACCGGCAGAAGTGTTTGGTAAATGTGCAGAAACTTTTAGCCCGCGGAGTCCTCCACCAGCGACAACGTGCCCGCCCTAGTCGAACCAAGAATGGAACCCGTATCATGGTTCCATAAAATCTTCACATCGTTACGCGACTTTAGCGAACGGATGAACGACACCGGGGGCGATACGCTCAATAAACGGTAGGGGGCTCAGAGGGCGAGTCGAACACTGCCGCATAACCCTCGAACACCATTCCGTCTGATTCTTCTCGGATTTCGAACTGTCCAGCGCTAAACCGTGTTTCCATCTTGCTCAATGTTTCGCCCTTCGCTCTGCCTTCATTTTCTTCCTCAAGTCTACCAATGACGTCGTTCGCGTATTCCATTGTGCGCTCCGCGCCCCGCTTCGACGGCCCCGAACCCCAAAGCAAGTGAGCCACCACACCGGCAGAAGGGTAAGCGCTGTTGTCCGGGTTAGCGGCGGGCGCATCCAAATCTTCCAGGTGTCTCGCAATCCAAGCCCGTGTGCGCACCCACTTATCGGCGGTCACGTTCCCGGCAGCCATAGCTCGGGCCTCCCGCACAGTCTTATCGGTCAAACCATCCCCCGCGAGCCCTTCGGCATAGAAAGCAAGCCCGCGCCGTGCCGCTGCCCTCATATAGCTAGGGGGCGACAAATCGACCACCCGAATCTCTAAACTGGCCCCGACATCGTTGGACCTTGTTAGGGAAGCGATAAGCGTCAGCGTTGCGAACCTATGCGCAACCAGCCTGTCTGTAGGGTTCCACTCCATCTCCCCATCCTCATTCTCAGACTCACGCCAGACACGAATAAGCGCTGCAGGGTTATCCTCGCTGCCGTTAATTGTGAAGTCGCTATCAGGCACGTCGATGGAACCGTCACGCTCGATACGGGTTATCTGCCCGCTAGCCATACCCCCAGAGTTATTCCAGGTTACAAAGTCGGTGACCGAAAGCTCGTCAGGTTCAGCCACTAGACAACCTCATCCTTATACGCTGCATCCGGGTTCTCGGGATCTACCTGCGACACAGGTTGCAGTTGTGAAGAAGCCAAGCCGGTATGAGCAATCTCAGGCAAATCTAACGCGGCAAGCGACGCCGCAGGGTCAAAGCCAGACAGCACTAGTGCTTGCACCATCAGCACCCGTTCACGTTGCGCCCGCACACCCGACTCACCCAAATCGACGTTAGCGAGAGGCACCCGCACGACGTCGGCGGAAGGGTCAGACATAGGGGCCAAGTCTTCCAACTTGCGCACATCGTTGATGGTCAGGAAGCCCGACTGCAGCCCGGTACTGTACGCGCTCATCCGCGACTGAATATCGGCCCGCAATAAAACCGTCAAGATTGAACTTTAGGTATGCACCCTCACTGTTAGGGCTACGCACAAGAAGAGGCGACAAAGCCCGTTCGATTTTCGTGATGATAGGTCGCAGCCCGTGAGTGACCCAGGCGAGGTTCGTCATCTCCACACTTGCGAAACTGTTTGTTCCCGGCAACGCGAGAAGGTGAGGTGGAACCTTGAACGCCCGAGCTACATCCTCCACAGCCATATGGCGGGCCTCCAGAGCCTGCGACTGTTGCGGATCAACCTGTGTCGTCTTGAAGCTTGCGCCCCCAGATAGCACACCAGTCTTCCCTGACCGTTGCCACCCCCGATGACGATTATCGAACCCATTAGCGAGGTCTTTGGCCTGCTCAGCGCTTAGGTTGCCTGGAAACTCGATTACGCCTGAGAGGGTTGTACCGTTACCGAAGAAGTTGGCCGCAAAGCTTTGCAACGCCAACGCGAGCGCAAGGTTTTCCCGCAACGACTCGATACGCGAAATGCCGCGCACGTTTACCAGGTCGCACAACATCAGGAATGTGCAGCACCTCATCCGAAGACAACACAGTGTCGGAATCAAACGTGAACTGGACACGCCCCAAACCATCCCGGCCAATCTCCACCTTCGTAGGGTTTAGCACCACAAGGTTCACAACTTGGTTGCGAGTGTTCGAAAATATCCTGACGAAAGCGTTACCATCCAAAAGCATCGAGGTGATAATCGCCGAATAGAAACCCTCGCGAGTTGTGTCAATGTCTGGGCTCTCCACCCAGGAAGGCTTACCCGGCATCGGGATACGTCCATCACCTTCACGCATATACGCATCGACCGGCAACGTAGAAATAGTGTCAGCGATAAGGGACACGGCAGAAAATACTGCGTTCACCTCGAACGCCTTATCAGCATCCATCCCCACACCAGACCAAAGTGCCCGCGACAAGATCGCCACCGGAACCCCACAAAGTTTGGAAACTAACCTCGCGCTGCTCGAACAACGGTTAAAAACCATTGCCT